CTACGATCATCATCCAAGCAGAACACCGAAGAGGTGCCCTACCTGTCCTCACTTTAGTTCACTTTTTTATGTGGGAGTCCATCTCCACATAATACCCGTGAACAGGGTATCGGCTGCGTAAACAGTTTCCCCAGGATCCAATCCCCCAGGGTCCGCGTTTACGTACCGCGCACGCCACCAGAGAGAATAGAAGTAACTATCGTATTGTTTAGATAGCTCCTCACTTCTTCTGGGACCAACGGTAATGCTGCGAATCTCATCACGTTGCAAGTAAGTTCTGGTATCGGTATACTTCTTATCGATATCAAACTTGCGAACACGTAAGTGAGAATTGCGCACATCCGTACAACGTATCGCCATACTCTCTTCCCTATGCCCTTCGTCTTCAACAGACGAGAAAAGCACGGGATTGAGAGTATCAACTTTTGTCGGTCGGACCCCTTCAATAGGGAATCTGAGGACGAAGTTGATAAGGGTAGAACGCAAATGCGTAAACCCATAGGCGAGAGCTTTATTGGCATGATCTATTATGCCAGCTAAGGCCTTTACGTTGATTCTCCGGTCAATGCGTTTGGTTTTAAAGAAATAAGGCGTAACATCGTGGCCTTGGCAGTAGTATTTGCCACAGGACTCACGGTACGCCTGACTACCGATGAAAGACTTGTCGGTATTAACTTTAAAGCCCAATTGCATCAAAGCTGCGATGGTGTTTGACGTCACGTCTTTATCACACGTGATATCGTCACCATAACATCGGAAAGGGATATGATGGGTACGCTGGTTCGATGGGAAACGTCCGTCGCCAAAGCAATATTGCCAGGCGACTGACAGATCCTTAATCGAGGCCAACGTGCCCGCCTTCTCCCAATCTAGACAGTAGGACTCGGCAATGCTCACCATCGCAACGATGGCAGAGTATAAAGTCGACTGAACAGGGAAACACAGGGCGCTACCCATAGGTGCAAACTTATGGACGTCCTGTATCGACCTGTTCGGCATCTCAACTCTAGATGTGCGTGTCGCCAGAAGGTGCTTGAGAACACCAGCTGGAAAAACCCTTTTAACTAGGGCCCACGACACGCTATCCGAAGCTGAGGAAAGATCAATGGTATCAACGAGGTTCGTTTTCGAACCAAACTGAGCCATTTTCTGATTTTCCCTCTGGTCTTGTAAGACCACGTGGTTTTTCAACACACTAGAGCTTAGGAACTCTTCGTACACAAGACGGGCGCCTTGTTGGGCCCATTGGTAAGGAACAGGTTCCATACATATGGACCTGCTCGTCTTCCAACTCTTGGGTACGAATTTCAATCTAGAGTAACCTCGTCCTTTATCTACTACAGGTAATTCGGGGTTAGGTAACACATACTCACCATCCTCAAGAAGCTTATCATATATGTACGATAGCTTTCGAGGATAATGGAATGCATCACTCTTTGCCTTAATGGTTTTCATACCAGGTTCAGCGACGGCACCATTCCCGTGTTTTGGGAAGAAGCCATCAAAGGACCACCCCCTGAAAATGAAGTGGACAATCGTTTTTAAATTGTCCACCCAATCAGGGAGCTGTAATGAACCAAGCCTTTCCTCCACCTCTAACCATCCGCCTAAGGCGGTGGCGTCAAGGTGTTTATCTTCAATATAAGTTTTCTTTCCGAAATAAAGGAAAGTCAGCACATATTGAAGGAGGACGGGATTGCGGGTACGAAGATATGCTAGATACTCTGGAAAAACAGGAGTATCTTTCATACGCTCGTCGAAGGGAACTATAAAGTCACCTTCGCTGCTGATGATCATCGATTTCTCTAGATCACCAGCTAATCCGCAATACCTAGCAACAACAGCTATGGGGTCAGACAGCAGCGTATTTATAAAGCTGTTTATGACCCCGTTACGTTTGTTGCTAAGAGGCGAATCACCTAATAGCGAAGCCCACGAAACGGTTAGAAGGCGCAGGGGGATTATCGTCCCTTTGCCATATCCAAGCCGTCTGTGGGTCCCGAATTCACTATTGCTGAGAATACGCAAGTAGTGGCCTCGGGTAGAGGGGATGGAAACCCTCCACTGGAATTTCACTAGGTGCGGGCAACTGCACTTAGGTCAATTTCAGTGACGCCGAATTTAACGTCATCGACATCCGTGGCCAAAAGGGCACCGGATGTTCGATTTCGATAAACGAAGCTGAACAACATACTCAGCAGGTAAAAATGCTGAGTGTTGTCGACCACTGCGAACCAGGGCATGGTCCAGGCCAAGACGGCCGAGCCATCCCCCGTCCGGATCACTTCGGATGAGCCGTCAAGCTCATCTACAGTGAAGCCGATGCGATAGGAAACATTAACGAACTTGTTTCCATTCGCGTCGGTTTTGGGGTAATACCCAATCCGCACAAGCAGAGGTTTTTCAGGGTTTCCATCAGTGCGCTGATACAAGGTTTCCCGAGCACCACTCACTTTGTCAACGGTTGTATCGATGACGGCATAGTCTGCCGGATCGAACATGTTGACGGTGGTGATGCTTTTAGGGTCACCTGCATCTATGCCATTCAGTACGTAGGACATAATTTAGAGCTCCTTTCGAGCATCTAGGTTGTGTTCCGCGAGAGGCATGAATGCCTTGGACGTAATCGCAGAACTTAGGCGAGTTGATCGTTGTTAAGAACGTTTTACGATCAACGAACCGATCAAGTCCCAAGACGGGAGCTTGAACGGCCGGAAAACCGGGAGTACCGAAGGCCCAATGACAGGCAATGCCTTATCTATGGCATACCTGACATAAAGCTGGTAACCCGGTCGATCTGGACCATCTGTAATAGGTGCGACATCGTAATCATCCATAAACTCTGTCGAAAACGGCCATTTGGCCTCGATGGAGTGAACGGAGTGATCGATGTTGTACGCCATTTGTAAATAGGCGGCATCTATTACATCGCCCACTGACGACAGATCAAGAAAGTTGTCAATGAGCCACGAGTACGGAATTAAATCCCATATTCGTGATAAAGATGGAAGCAAACCTAACGAGTTGATAGGTAGTAGGTATGGTAGGAAAGAGTCCAAGTTAGGACCCAATCTCACCTTTGACCTGATTAATACCTCCGCATTGCTGAAATACGGAAACTCGTCTGTGAGCAGGAATAGCTTTTGGCCATACGCCGTACTAGGCTGATATGTTTCAGCCCGGAAGCGACGTATGATCGGGAGCAAATTTCTGCTTAAGTCCTCAGCGTCTCCAATAGTGGGGACAATGCCGAAGCGAAACGTGAGATCAACATCTGCTAGAAGACCCAGCAGACGTGTGATTCCACCCTGGTATTGGGTGGTGCGGAATTTCTTAATAGCCTTTACAAGATCTACTGGCTTTAGGAAATCCTGCAACTCAAGTAACGTCTCGATATAGTTCCCCTCCACCTTCCCAAAATGAGTGTCTAGTGCGTCCTGTGAACTTAAGAACGCACCAGCCGCGAAATTGGGAAAAATGTTCACTGAGATACCATGATAGTGAAGGTAAGTTAAGTCGTGCGTAAGCACATACTTACGATTACTAGCATCATAGCCAATCATCTCGGCAACCTGTGACGCACCCGCAAAGGGATGCGTGAACCACAGGCCGCTCGTTGTGGTTGGCCATGTTCCCGTTACCGGCAGTGACGATGGTTCGTCCTCGATGAAACTCGAGATGCCGTAATGGGCCCACACCACGTCTTTAGTGGGTGGGGAAGTGGTATCCCACCACACATCGTTGGAGACAGTCTGACCGAAATCCGAAGTTATGGACACGGTCATCCAGTCTTCAAGCAGTAGAGGCGTATCTAGGGTTGGTGTATGCACGTTAGAAGCAAAAGAAATACGATGCTTTACGTGATTAACATCCCAAACCCAGTCGTCACCGGCGTTCCAGCCCCATACCCAACTGTAGGATATGAGGTAGTCGCCGTTGTCCGAGAATTTTGCATCGAAATCATCGAAGTAACTACATCGTTGACTCGTTGCAACATCATACGTCCCCTGTGTGGCACTTTCAGCGAAGAAGCGTTCATTACCTGTCAGGTAGTTGACGACGGACCCAAAGTCGAGTCCGTTATCGCTCACACTATACAGGTAGTCTCCCGCTTCGTTCGTTGAAACGACAAAACCATCAGGAAAGTTTGTTAGGCCTAAGTCGACTCCCGGTCCTTGAATAGGACCGTGAAACCACTTGTATTGGCCATTTCCTGATTCCACGATTCCAACCAAGTTTCGGTGGAGAACAGGATTTTCGTTAGGGACAAAAGATCGTCCCCTTCCAAAATCCCAATTCCCACTAAACAAGGAGTGGATATTGTTGAAACGCGTCTGCCATTCGGCATACGCACTTTCATACAAGGCATCTAATTCAACCGAAGGTTTCCTATCGGACATGTACCCGGTAACAAAGTTACCGAGTGTGTACGGGTTGGAAAGACCTAAGGTTGAGTAGAAGTCTCGTGGAGGTGTTACGATCTCGTGGCTCGAGAGAGCCTGGAGAAGGGTGTCATGATAGTACCCTGCTTGGTGCGAATGTGCGTAACCTGTGCC